CCGACTTTCCGCAGAAACAAATCACGATTTGGTCTGTACGCAACGAGCTCAATGCTCACACGCACATGCTGCCATCGGAGTACTAATCATGAACGAAGATACCCATAAAACCATTGCAGTAACTGCTGTCATGGAAACAGACCTCGTCACGTATATAAATGTCCCCATCGACACAGATAAAAATGCCATATGGGAATTCATCCGCGATGGAAACATCGATGGTGGAGATATGGGAGAAGCTGGCAGCGGCGACTGGCGTTGGCAAGAGCCTTACACAACTGACTTCATTGAACACGCTGATGACTATTCAAAGGAGATTAAAAACTATGACTGACACAATCCATTTACTACAACCTGTAGGGCTTGTTCATACACCCAAAGATTTGGATGAGCTCCAAGATTACATCAGCAAGTTTAATGGTGGAGAAGCTCTTGCTGCCTTCACCTGTGCCTGGATGGCCTGGAACTTAGCTTGCAAACTAACCAACCCAAAAGGGAGATCAGCTAACGATGAATGACTTAATTAAAGAAGAATTTGTTCACCACACGGAGCGGTTCCTCAGCGAAGTAGCCGCACAAGCGTTAATGGAGCACGACACGAACCTCGAATCACGAGTCGATGACCTCGAATCACAAGCCTCGGACCATGAAGATCGTATCGATATGCTTGATGGTTTAACTCAAGAATTGCAAGAACATGAAGATCGCACACTCGCACTCGAAACAAGGCTCAGCCAACTAGACGACATCAGCAATATACTTGACAGAAAAATCCAGCAGCTATTGCAAACAGGCCGTATCAAATTGTACTTAGCCGCCGAGCCACCAACTAAGTAATACTTGAACTAATATATTAGAATTAGTACTATTTCGCTGACTTAGGAGAGTACAATGACTATAAACAAAGCAACACCCCAGGATTGGGACCGAGTACGAATAAAACCAAACCCCGATTACGTCGATCCATACGACATCCAACCTAATGATCCAGTCCACAAGCCTAGCCACTACAACTCTGGCGAGATCGAGTGCATTGATGCAATCAAAGCGTCTATGTCACACGAAGCATACAAAGGCTATCTCAAAGGCAATGTAGAAAAGTACATCTGGCGCATGTCTTACAAAGGCAAGCCAGTAGAAGACTTACGCAAAGCCCGTTTCTACCTCGATCGTTTGATTGAAATGGAAATCAAAGCCCCCACGCCCAGTATAAGATGAGTACGCCCTTCACTGATGTAGACGCAGCAGTTGAAGAAGGCCATTTCATACAAAACACACTCAGTAAAACCGCTTATTTAGTGTGTGACGCCGACCGCAACATCTATGTAATTACTGAGGATCAGTACGCACTTAAAAAGTGGGCTGATCACTCAGTACTAGAGATATTTCGTCCAGGAGGATGCGATGAAGACGGAAGAATACTTCGAGGAACTACTTAGCCTCAAAGACGACCAAATACACCCCGAGTTCCACACCTTTACTACTGTGTGGATGAAATCACGAATGCCCGAGCGTTATGCAGAGCTCATGTCTCAATACCGAGTCATAGAAGGCGAAATCTACGCGCAATATCAATGCGACGACGCTAATTCACCGGAGATACCATTCTAATGTTAGTTACCCTGGACTTTGAGACGTACTTCGACACCAAGGTGTCGTTGTCAAAGCTAACGACTATGGACTATGTCCGACACGAGAAATTCAAAGTGTGGGGCGTAGGCATCAAAATTGATGACGAACCCACTGAATGGTTTGGTGAAGACGAAGCAGAAGTCGCCATCAGCGAGATTGACTGGAGACAAGCGACGGTCATCTGCCACAACACACCATTCGATGGTTATATTTTAACCAGGTATTACCGTGTCACACCTAAATACTACATCGACACCGCAGCAATGAGCCGTGGCTTATTCCCTGGGCAATCAGCTCGCCTCAAGGACTGTGCAGTTCGCTGCTTCCCTGACGACGAAACTATGCGTAAAGGTGATGAGCTCATTGATGCCAAAGGTATCTATGACCTCGATCCCGAAACAGAACAAGCCTTAGGAGGCTACTGTATCCAGGACGTTGACCTCACCTGGGCGCTATACCAGCAGATGGTTGACCGCATGCCACAGTCAGAGATGGATATTATCGACATAACATGCCGCATGTTCTGTGAACCAAAGCTGACCGTGGACCTCGATTCACTTATCGCGTTCCGTGACGAGCAGATCGCAGCTAGTGAAAAAGCGATCAGTGATGCAGGTATTGATCGGAAAATCCTCAGTTCTAATCAGCAGTTTGCTGAGTATATAAAGACTGACCTGGGCTTAGTGCCGCCTACAAAACGCAGCCCAACCACTGGCAAAGACATTCCTGCCCTGGGAAAAAACGATAAGGCGTTTACCCAGATGCAGAGGATGTACCCAGAACACGAACCTATCTGGGCAGCGCGCAAAGCAGTCAAAAGTCGCATCAACGAGACAAGAGCTCAACGCTTCATCGATGCAGCTCACGATGACGGCACCATCTCAGTCCCGCTGCGTTACTACGCTGCACACACCGGACGATTTGGTGGCACAGAAAAAATCAACATGCAAAACATGCCTCGCAACTCTCAGCTTCGCAAAGCGCTGTATGCCCCAAAGGGCCAGCTCGTATTCGTAGCTGACCTCTCAAACATTGAGGCACGTATGCTTGCTTGGCTTGCAGATGAAGATGACTTGCTGGAGCAGTTCCGCAACGGCGACGACATCTACAGCAACCTAGCAACAAAAATCTATGGCAGACCCATCAACAAGACGGATGACCCAACAGAACGATTCGTTGGTAAGACAGCTGTCCTTGGTCTTGGGTATGGCATGGGTGCAGCAAAGTTCCAATCGACCCTGGAAGCAGGTGCGATGGGGCCACCAATGAAGTTCTCTACCGACGAAGCGTTTGACGTAGTCAATACATACCGCAGTACATATTCAGGTGTGCAACTTCTTTGGAACAAACTGGAACTCAAGTTAGCTAACACCATCAACCCTAGCTACGACGAGTCCTGGCACGGCCTCCGTTTCCACCGCGGCAAGATACATCTGCCCAACGGTATGGCCCTGCACTACAACAACCTCCGGTACGAAGGAGGAAAGCTCACCTACGACTCACGAGCAACAGAGTCTACATGGGGTGGGCGCATCACAGAAAACGTGGTGCAAGCGCTATCTAGAATCATCGTCACAGATTCTATGTTGCGTATACAACAAGACGCATCGCTTGATGCACAAGTCGTTCTGACTGTCCACGATGAAATCGTGTTAATTAGCCAAGCTAATAACGCTGATGCTACAATGTCAAAGCTTATAGCACATATGTGCACGCCGCCTTCGTGGGCAAAAGATATACCTTTAGACGCGGAGGGCGGTTATGACTTTAGTTACAGTAAATAGCCCTGATGCCACGACTAGTACTAACAAGGAAACTCAACGAGAAAATCATCCTTCATGATGATGACGGTATTCTTGCTGAAATAAAGATATCAAAAGTCGATAGAAATCAGGTCCGCCTTACATTTGAAGCGGACGAATCTATAAAAATTGATCGACAAGAAATATTTGACAAGAATGCTGGTCCTACTAAATAGATATTAGTCATGCTAATATAAGCTGCTCTGTAGGAGGAGCCATGCACTTAACCTTTTTAGAAGCCGCGAATGGACAGCGGCTCAGCAAACGTCACTGTCCTAAAAACGGATTCACCCCTTATCCACACGTAAAAAATGTAACATCACACGAACACGATATCCCCACAGACAGCACTGGGCTGTCAATGCTAGAAACACTTATTCGCGATCACGGCCAGCAAGGCCACTGCCTTCTCAAAGGCAATCTTAAAAGATCGATACAAAACGAATCACGCGCAGGTAAGACCGATCGTATTGGCTACTCAAATCTATTAGTACTAGATATTGATGGCATCACAATGCCTGGTCATACCAACCCTAAGTTATTCACTCAAAAAGATGTCAGCACACTAGCAAAAGCTGTCATGCGTGAGCTCCCACCAGAAGTGCAAGACTGCAGCTTTATTGCCCAGGCATCAGCGAGTCTAGGACTGAAAGGTGACAAGGTTTCTCTGCACATATTCATTCTGCTAGAACACGCTATGCCTGCAAAAGCAGTCAAGCTGTGGCTACAGAACAGTAATTTTGAGTCTCAGTTATTCGCTTCGCAGCTTGAGTTATCAAGCAACGGTCACTCTCTAAAGTACCCGTTAGATGCAAGCGTAGCTGACAACTCAAAGCTCATCTTCATTGCGCCTCCTACCTTTGAAGACGGAACCCACGATCCGTTCGGCTCATCCTCCGAGCGGATCGTGCGCGTTTCCGGTTTATCGGAGACGCTCGACCTCGCTGGGTTGATGAACAACATCAGCCCCGAGGTTGTTCATCAGAAGAGTAATGAGCACAAAAACAAACTACGCGTAGCGCGAGGCTTCAACGCTAAGAAAGAGCGATTGACCATTGCCACTGTGGACAACAAGTCAGAGGAAATCCTGACTAACCCCGATCGCATGTCGATACAGATTACTGACGACACCAATCCTCCATACATACGTTGCAACGTAAATGGCGGAGACAGCAACGCGTACTACTTCAAGATTGAAGACCCCACGTATATGTACAACTTCAAGGGCGAACCAATCTGGTCTATCGAAGCAGCAGACCCTGACTTCTACAAGTCTCTCTTTGACCACTACCAAGAAGAAATGGCGAAAGAAGGGCGAGCTAACTTCCCGATAGCCATGCGTGACTTCTATACAGACACGTACTACAACGGAGTATTCGACCCTAATTTGAATCAGTTCAGCGATGACTTCCCGCTAATGCCTTGTTCTTCAGCAAGCATCGAAGGGTTCATGCGCTCACATGGCCGCAGCAAGCCAGACTTCGTACCAGATGCTCGAGTCATCTTTGACCCTGCATCTAATGATGAAGGTGTAAACCTTGCTAACGTGCCATACCACATCAACATGTTCCGCAAGACAGAGTACATGCTGTCAACCCGTGAGCACGAACCGCTCAGCATGGGTGACTCAGCAAAGATCGCGGACTCTTGTCCGTTAATCTACAAGCTCATGACTCACATCCTTGGAGGGCAGAACCTCGAGGTTGAGCACTTTACTAACTGGCTGGCCTACATCTTTCAGACCAAACGCAAAGCAATGACTGCTTGGGTTCTACAAGGCGTACCAGGCACAGGTAAAGGTATCTTCTACACCAAAGTACTTAGACCACTGTTCGGTAATGAGCACGTACCAATGCGTGCATTACAAAACATAGAAGAGCAGTTCAACCTGTACATGCGCCAGGCGTTGTTCCTAGTAGTTGACGAGTTTCATATGGCTTCAGCTAACGCAGGCACTATGAAAATTGCAGACAAACTCAAGAACGCCATCACAGAAAACACAATGACTATCCGTGCAATGCGTTCCAACCAGGTAGAAATGCCTAACTACACAAACTTTATCTTCCTTACCAACCGTATGGATGCAGTAAAGATTGAAGAAGGTGACCGTCGATACAACATCGCACCTCGCCAAGAACAAAAACTCGAGCATGTGTATCCAGAAGTTATTGATGGAATCGATGACATCAGCACTGAGCTACATAAGTTCGCGGCACTACTGCGTAATTACAAAGTAAATAAGCAGCTCGTTCGTACACCTATTGCTAACAACGCCAAAGCACAGATGGCTCAAGTCACTATGTCTGTTATGGAAGAGTTCTTTGCAGCAGTACGACACGGCAACTTAGGAGTCTTCCTAGACATCTTAGACATCAGCCTAACAAACGTCATGCAAGGGCAAGAGATTACTACAGCACAGCGCTTTGTTAAGCAGTGGGTTGCAGAATCCCAGTGGCCTCATTCCGTTATTCCAATGGAGCACCTCCGAGTTGTCTATGGCGTACTGACTGACGACCGTTTGTCTCAACGTGAGTTCCAAAAGAAAGCAGCACGCTGTGGTGTAACCAAAGAACGGAAACGAGTTCACGGTTCACCCCGCAGTTCTAGCGGGAATTATGGAGTAGTCACTAGCTGGAAACTAAATTCAGAACAGTTAGAAGAAGTTACTGACAAGTACTTCGACGACAAAGACCGCAAGCTGCTAGCCGTCAGCTAAAATAATAGTTATACTAATATCTCTACTTATCACTACTAGGAAAGTAAATGATTAAGTTGACACAAGCTACACGACCTGACGATGTAGTCGACTTCGAAAAACCAGAAAAACTAGGCGACGTTAGAGCCTGGAGCTACTCAGCTCTCAAGGTCTACGAAGAGTGCCCGTATCGCACCTACATTGGTCGCGTTAAGGGCGTCAAAGAACCTAGTGGCCCTGCTGCAGACCGTGGCACCGAGATCCACCAATACGCTGAAGACTACGTCAACGGCACTATGGGTGAGATGCACGACACGCTTCATAAATTCAAAGACGACTTTGAAGAACTACGGCAGCTTTTTATCGAAGCAAAAGTAGAGCTAGAAGGTGAGTGGGGCTTTGACCTGGACTGGGCACCAGTCGGTTGGATGCAAAAAGAAACCTGGGCTCGCATCAAACTCGATGCCCTGGTCCAAGAAGACGACACCTCTGCACGCGTCATCGACTACAAGACCGGCAAGAAGTGGGGTAACGAAATAGCCCACGGCCAACAGGGTCTCTTGTATGCCATCGGCACCTTCTTCAGATACCCACACCTACAGTTCGTGCAGGTTGAATTCTGGTATCTCGACAAAGGCGAGACTACCAAGAAGACCTATACGCGCGACCAGGCAATGGTGTTCGCACCAGGCTTCCACCGTCGTGCAATCAAGATGACAACAGAAACAGACTTTAATCCAACACCCAGCAAAGACAGTTGCAGGTGGTGTTCGTTCCGTAAAGGTGACGAGCCCGAATGCACCTGGGGTGTGGACTAACTAATTAAAAGCTTCCCCGTGTGATTGCCTCACCTCGGTGGGGCTTTTTTTATTCCCGATCGGAATTCAAATGATCCCCATGAATCATGAAACATGAAGAGAGAATCCCTATGAAACTATTCAAGACCCTATGCAGCAATGCACTTATGTTCATTGTAAGTGTACTTGCTGTCTTACTTACCCTATCTGTCCTCGGACAAGCACTCGCTCTAGGTTTCTACGCGCTGCTACTCACTGCAGTCGTGGGCCTTGTTGCGTTCTTATATTTCAGGAGACCTACGTGATTCAAGCAGTACTCGCTTTACTCAGCCTTTACGAAACACTTTTTCTAATCGCAGCCATTATTGGAGTTACCTATGATTTTTGCAGGTCTACTTTCGGCGCTCGGCTTACTGTTCCTAATCTTTAAGTTCGGCATACGCCGCGTCATTGCCTACGACATACCTATCGACATCACCGTTACAGCTTTCCTCATGTACGCATTCGCCGGTACATACAGCGGCATGATCGCCGCAATGGTCGGCGGTCTCATTGTCTCCGTCACCTTGTTCATCATGAAACGCACCATGCGTCGCGAAGAACTACAACTTGTCAAAACCTCAAACTTTCCATATCGCGCCGTGCGCTGGATAGGAGTCCAACCATGATTGATTACAAAGAGCTGCTTTGCGGCCACTTAAAGGAGATATACGGAAATGCAGATGTTCTACAAACGCGACGGGTGGCTAGTCGAATACAAACTCGTTACCGACCCAGCGGAAGCGATGTACTGGACTACACACCGTTTGAAGAAATCAGAGATCAGGATTATGACGCAGTGCGATCGCGCGACAGCAGCTCAACTCAGACAGGAGATACTCGATGACATCCTCAGTAGAGAACCTAATCCCACTAAAAGAAAAGCGGCCAGATAAGCTGCTTAGCAGAGACAGCAATACCAAGCTCATCAA